TAGTTTCCTTTCCTGATAAGGAAGGGAAAATGAGAATTATAGGAGTCTTAGATTATTGATCTCAGATGGCGTTAAAACCTATTCATTTGTACCTAGCTAGAGCTTTAGAGAAGATTCCTCAGGATTGTACACTTGATCAATCTAAGTTCAGGTCCTTATTACCTGAAACCGGGACCTTTTACAGTGTAGATTTGTCATCTGCAACTGATAGGTTTCCGATTTCAGTTATTTGTGACTTACTGAAAGTTAGATTATCAGCACACTTTGTTGATGCATGGAAAGAAGTTATGGTAGGTCAACCATTTGATTATCACGGGGATAAATTTATTTATGCCTGTGGTAACCCTATGGGTGCCTACTCATCATTTAATTCCTTTACATTAACTCACCATTTTATAATATACCACTGTTGTAAAGTTTTAGGGAAGAATTGAAAGAAACTTCCTTATGCTTTACTTGGTGATGATATTGTAATTGCGGACAGAGATGTTGCTGAGATGTATATGAAGGTCATTCTTGATCTTGGTGTAGAATACTCTTTAGCTAAAACTCATAAATCTGAAAAGTTTTATGAGTTTGCTAAACGAATAATCTACAAAGGTCATGAAGTATCTCCTTTCCCAGTATCTGCATTGAAAGATGTTCGCAAGAGTAGTGATACTCTTGTTACACTTTTAATGAGGATGCAAGAGAGAGGATACAGATTCTCATCTATTTCGTCAAGTGTAAGGTTATATTTTAGTTTAGTTCTCAACTTTAGATCAAGACTTAGTAATAAGATTGCTCTAAATTCTTACTATTTTGAAGGTGTGTTATCTTTAACACTAGGTATTGTTCCTGCCTTAGCGGTCTTTAATGACTTGTTAGGGAAGAATAATCTACCTAATCCTTTCTTTAAACCATGGATGGCACTTGATAAAGTGGTGTCCGTGGCGTACGGAGAGTTCCTTCAAAAGAGTGTGATAAATGCATTGAAAGAGATCAAGGATTTTAGTCCGACTTCAGTGATGAAGTCTAACACTATCCTTAAATCTTACTATACATTTATTGAGGACTTTGCTAAGAATAACCCTACCTATACTCCTAAGAACTACCTCATTATTAATTCTCCTCTTTATGGTGCTATTTATGCACTTGATAAAGAGTTACAGAATGAACGTAAGGTTATCCTAGAAGTTATAGACAGTCCAACGATGGATATTAGCAAGAAATCTGTTAAACCTAAACTTATTCGTCAAAAGGTACAAGACCTTTTCGATTTAAGCAAGGATAATAGATCAATTGCCAATACCACTAGACAATTCTTCGTAATATTGGAGAAGCATGTTATTAATGAGTATTGAAAGCTACAAGATCCTAAATGATATGGATTTTCGGGTAATACCGATGTCCTAGCAGTTAAGTCTAGGCTTAAATACTTAGTTAATAAACGTTCTTAATACACAAGTCGTTAGTCTTGTTGGTACTGCTCTTAGGCTTGACAACCTAAGAGACTT